TGATCACGCCGCCTCGCGCGTATTCCGGCATCCCGCCTGGCCGCTTCGTGGCAACGTGCGGCCCGGCGTCGAACTTCGCGAAGACCACGGCCGGGTCCTCGTCGTCCTCGTAGAAGCCCTCGGCTTCGTCCGGGATCACTGGGCAGCCCCCGGCATCCCGCCCGCCGCCGGCGGGTTCTGCGGAGGCCTCGGCGGGCCTGCGGCAGGCGGTGCCAGCTTCGGCGGGCGCGGGCCCTGAGCCGCGGGCACGCCCGGACCGCGGTTCGTCCCCGCCGCCGCCTGCTGGGCGATCTGCGTCCCCGCGTGCGCAAGCCCCTGGAGCTGCCCGAGTCCCGCTGCTGCCTCCGGGGGCATTCCCGGCGGCGGGTTCCCGGCAAGCTGCTCCGCCCGCTGCGACGCCGTGGAGACTAGCGCCTCGTGCACCTGGTCGACGTCCAGTTGCAAAATACTTGCCATGCGCTCTGTCAGAAGGTCGAAGACCGGGAGTGGAATATGGAGCACCGGGGCGGCGGCCATTTGCCCGAACAGTGCCAAAAGCTGCTGAGCCTGCTCGTCCTGAAGGGGACCGAACTTGGCCTGCGGGTAGGCCGCGTCCGCGCCGAAATTGAGCATGACCAGCGGCCTGATGACGTCGTAGCTGATGCTCTCGGCGATCTCCTTGGCTACCGCCTGGCGGGATTTGAGATAAAAATCACTTTGATCCTGACTCAGGCTGTATGCGCCCTTACCGCCGGTCGATGCACTGGCCAGGCCGAGGAATCCAGCGAGCACGCTGGAGATCTGCCACGAGCTGAGGAACGCCATGGCGGACTCGAAGAAATGACCCGCGTCACCAGCAGCCGGAATTGCCTCGAATGCTTTCTGCCCGTCGATCGGGTGCACCAGGCCGACGACACCGGAACCGCGAAGCTGGGAGATATCATCGGCGCGCTGCGTCGCCTCCGGCTGGTCATTTCCGTAAACCACGAGGCGCTGCAACGCCATGTTCTCAAGAAAATTCATCCAGAGGAAAAGGAGCTTCATCTGGGTCGAATGGCACCACCATGCGACCTCAACCTCGGAAACTCCCGTCAACGGCTCCCGGTGCTTCCCGTGCGTGTAAATGAAGCTGCGCACCTTCGGGATGTCGACGTAACCGGGCACCTTCTGGTCGCGATTCAGGAGAAGATTCCCGCCGAACAACCACACCTGCTGCCGGAATCCGTTGGGCTCCCCGGTGCGGTCGTTGTACCTGGCCTGGCAGGTGGAGGGAGGACGGTAGGCGATCCGGTCGTAGATTATCCGGCCGTCAGAGTCCCTGACGCGGAAAGTCTTCTCGAAGAAAGCCCTGCGAAAAATTTGCCCACTCGTAATTTGCCCGATCATCTCTGAGACCGGGGTTCTCATTCCGCCAGAAGTGTCCGGGGTCATCAAAACACTGGTCACGAAATCGTGCTCGCCCTTGTCGCCCTTGCCGGGTTCAATGGTAAAATCGGCCTCGCGGATGGGCAGGGTCAGGACAAGCTCAAGAGCCGAGGCGGTCCCATTTCTTGAAAACATCGACTTGATATCGCGGGCACTGTATTCGCCATAGTCGACATTAAGAACACGTCGCCCTCCCCATAATAAGCAAACAATCTCTGCCCCATGTCAAATGAGGTACCAATCGACGGACCTAGCAAGGCCCGCTTGCCTCCGCCGAAGGACTTGGAACCCTTGGGTGCCAAGTCGGGGAAGGCCAGGATGCTCGCGTTCTTAGGATCAGCCACGTGTCCAGAACCACCTCCCTCCCGCTGCCCGGGGCGCACGAGGCGCCAGTCTGCAATTGCTGATGCACGGAGCAGATGCACGTGCGTCTGAGGCCACGATACAGGCGCGGCAGGCTCCGGACATAGAACAGGGCGGGCGCTGCCCCTTCTAATCGGAGGGACAGCGCCCGCCCTGCGGGCGATACCAGCCTTGCCGGACCGGGCCAGGGCTCACCGGGCCAAGGCGCTCCACGTCATGCCTTGCCTGCCCAGCCGTTCCTGTCCCTGCCTTGGCGGGCCGGGCCAAGCCTTACCATGCCTGCCCTGCCTCACCCAACCGAGACCAGCCACACCGAACCTTGGCTAGCCTTGCCAAACCTGCCGTATCCATCCCTTTGACTCAGCCGGATGCTGCTGCTGACCCGTTGCTGGGCTCATTCTCGGCGCGGATCTCGTCGACCAGCGCCCAGAACTCCTGTAGGTGGCCGTACCGCACCCGGAGCGACCTGATCTCGCGCTGCATCCTCTGGAGTAGCAGGTTGCGGGCCTGGCCACTCAGTCCGGCGGCAGGGAGGTAGGTCCCGGCCGCGCGGCCGACTTCGCCGACTGAAGACGCAGCGACGAATCCGCGCACCAGGACGTCGCGCTCCTCGCCGGACGCCTCCTGGTAGGTGACGCGGACCTTATAGCGGCGGATCAGGCTGCGGGCCTGGTTCAGCCGGTGCGCCTCGGCCGCCTCCTCGTCGTCCCAGGTGAACTGGGCGTGCAGCACCGACTCCGGCGGCCGGGCCGCGTCTAGCACGGACGCGGCCTCCAGTGACCCGTCCGGGCTGAGCGAGGCCAGCCGGTCAAGCTCGGCGATGATGACGGGGTTCAGAGCGGACGCCCCGGTGTTCTCGGTCACAGCGTGATCTCCTTCACGTCGGCGTCGTCGGGTACGCGCCAGGTGCCGTAGCTGCCGGTATTCGACTCCTTCGAGGCGGGGCGCCACTCGCCGATGCCGTTCATGCCGGCCGCGTCGACCAGGGCGATCACGGTGTCGAGCTTGAACAGCGACTTGATGTAGACGACTTCGAGCACCGCGGACCAGGGGTCGTACTCGGGCCGGAACCGGATGTCGGCGACGCCGCTGTCGTTGCGCGCGTAGTCCTGCCTCATGACCGGCTCGGCAGGCTGGAGCGTGGCCGTGTCGCCGGTCCACTTGCCGTAGACGGGCGTCAGCAGGGTCCGGTTGGCCTTCTCCACGCCCGGCACGCCGTTGACGAAGAACATGCGCCGAAGGTCGGTCATGGTGAGCTTGGAGCCCTTGAAGAACCGGGCGGCGTCCACGATCGCCGCCTTGAACCCGACCGCGGGGAACCCGGCCGACCCGTCGGCGAGCAGGTGCTGCGCGTTGAGGAACAGTTCCTCGGGGTTCTTCGGCTCGCGCTGGAGCGTCGCGCCCATCTGGCGGGCGAGCATGATCTGCTGGGCCTTCTCGCTGAACTTGTTGACGATCAGCGGCGTGAGGCCCTCGATCGGAACCCGGGCCATGGTGCGGCCGATCCGGTTGAGGGTGATCTCGCCGGCGGGGGCCGGTGCGCGCGCGGGCATCAGCTGATGCCCTGGACGTACGGCGTAGTGTTTTCCATGGTCCGTTGGCCTTCCTGTAGCAGGTCGCGGGCAAGTCCCCGGCCGCGGGGCGGAATCCTGCGGCTCGGGGGCGTTAAACCTTGCCCATTACGGGTATTTTACCAGTTCAGGCGCGATTTGCGCATCTAATTGCGGTACTTCCAGCAGCGCCTCCGTTGATACCTGGAGTACGGCCGCCAGCGCCACGAGCTCGTCGGCCGTGATGCGCCGCTCGCCGCGCTCGGTTGCCCCGGTCGTCTGCTGGCGCCAGTAACCGAACCCGCGCTCCCGCATGCCGCCTGCCACGTCCTCCTGGGACAGGCGCGCGCGGGCGCGCTCGGCCCTGACGTTGGCGGCGATGGCGCGCTGGATAGCGGCTGGAATGTCGGTCACGACGCTATAATACATCTTGAGACTGTATCCCAACCTATCAGAGGGCGGAAACATGACTGACAGCGAACCAGACGGCATCACGCTCCGCACCCGTACCCTCGGGCACGTCCACACTGACGATGACACCGTGGTCGTCGTCGAGCACGTCTACGAGCCGGAAGGCGCGGCGCCGTGCGGCGACTGCGGCGGGCCGGCCCACGATCCCGGCATGGTCGGACTGGTCATCAGCGGCGAGCGCGAGGACGGCACGCTGGATGTCCCTGTCTCGGCCCTGCTCACGGCCGAAGATGCGCTAGTGCTCGCCAACCGGCTTCAGCGCGCCGCATCACTCGTGCTGGAGTCCGGCGAGGACTGCCCCGATATCGAGCGGGAAGCGGCCAGGTTCGCTCCGCCGGAGGGACCTGCCGGCGATGCCTGAGTGGCACTGCCGTCTTGCCGCGGCATCACCAGTCCCCGAGCGGTGCCAGGGACCGCGGCACGGGAAGTGCGGGCTGCGCTACCTGCCCGGCGAGTACACCGTGACCGGGAACGGCATCATGCTGCCCGGCATCGGGACGGTCCGAATGGAAGGGGCGGCATTCGCCCCGAAAGATGCCCCGGTGATCGTCTACCAGGACGATGACGGGTGGACGGCCGAGTTCGCCTGAACGAGGACGCGCCCGTGGTGACCAGCAACCGGCGGAAGTCAGTGCCCTAACCTGTGCGGGTGGACGAGACGGAAGAGGCACTGGCCATCGCCCG